ACAGATGAGAATCCAAAAGATACTGTACCAATAAAGTTTGCAACACCTGCAGATGCAAGAGCAACTGTAGCAAAAGTTAAAAAGATTAAAAAACCTTATGCAAGAAAAGTTCAAATACTAACTGTAGGAGAACAAAGAGCAAAGGTCATGGGTAAAACAGAAGTAGTAAGTATATTTAAAAAAGGCAAACTAGCTTTAAAAAGGAAACACAATGCCACTAACCGCACAGGGTAAAAGAACCTTAGAAGATTTTACAAAAAGGTATGGACCTAAAAAAGGAAAGAGTATTTTTTATGCAATGATAAACTCTGGTAAATTAAAAAAAATGGAAGTAAAAGAAAAGTCAACTAAAAAGAAAATAACAAAGAAAAAATAATTGGCATATCTAAATCATAACTTACCACCATTTAGTGCATACATCAGAGATGAATATTTGTACGACCATGAAAAAGGTCATGGTGAATATACCTTCGCAGATATACACACAGTAAACAGTATAGAACGAAGAGCATTATTATTTGAATGTTTACTACCTAATGGTGTAAATTGGACACGAAGACCTATCCATGCATTTTGTTGGAAGAAGGATGCACCAAAACATAATTTAAATATACATCAATACTGGGATTGCTTTTCCCCCTATGTAGATGTTAATAGAAGAAATAGATTAGCTAATATGAGAGCAGAACTTGTAGACTATAAAGGTGTCAAAAGAAAAGGCACATACATGTTTACAATAGACTGGGCATGGGAAAATAAAGCAGCAATGTTAGATACTAACTTTAGTGAAGACCCTGAACATAAATGTGCTCACATGTTTAGAATGGATGATGGTAACTTTTTTGCCTACCCAAACAATAGAACCATTTGGTATGATGATGCATTTATGGAAAAAAGACTAACAGAAAATCCAGGATATAAGATAGACCAGAATTTTTACACAGTGGAGAATACTAGAGAAGAAGATGTCACAACTGACGATTCATACATGACCCAGTTTGAAAGACCTTAGTGAAGTTATTCTTTGACCATGTTACAGGTAAATTAACGAATCATGATTTACTTTATTCTTTAACACTAGCTAAGTTTGAAGAGAAAGAATACTGCCAAGCATTTGAACAAGGATGGATTCCTTTATCATGGTACTATACAAAGTTAGATGGACTAACTTGGATTAATGCTAGGAATACAAGATTACTTTTAAAAAAATTTACATTTAGTAAAAAGCAAAAAAAGATATTAAGAAAAAAAGATATTAGAGTAGAGGTATATGATAAATTAGATGATGCACTTTTCATTACTATTTCCGATATTTATAAAAAATATATTCAGTATAAAAAATTTCATGAAAAAGATTATGAAGAAGAAAGTGAAATATTTGAAAAAGAAGACTACATTGATTGGAAATATTTTATCTACTATTACAAAGATAAGCCGGTAGCATTTACTGAATTAAAAGTTTTTGATAGTAAACATGTTTTAACAGGACAGTTTTCTTGGGACTATGAAAATCCTAAATTAGGTATGGGAACATATGCAACTTTATATGAAATAGATTGGTCTATAAAAAATAAATGTAAGAAATATTATTTATCTTATGGCTATGAAAAATCAAATATATACAAATCTAGGTTTGATGGATTTGAATTTTGGACTGGTAAAAGTTGGATAGATAACAAACTGACATATAAAAAATTATGTGAGTATGATACAGAAGTAGAAACACTATCAGACTTAAATAAATATCAAAGAAAATATTTTGAGATAATGAAATAATGCCACTATATTCTTTTAAAAATAAAAAAACAGGAAAGACATGGGATGAGATTCTATCTTTTAAAGAAAGGGAAGAATTACTAAAAGATAAAAATGTAGAGCAGATTATTACTGCACCTATGTTAGCTTTTATAGAAAGAGTAGAGCATAAAGGTAGAGACCAAATGATAAGTGCTGCCCGTGATAAAATGAAAGAAAGGCAAATAGAAGAACAAGTGGGTATTAGAAAATCACCTGAGTGGTTAAAAGAAAGAACAGAGAAGCATTTACAAAAGGTGAGAAATGTTAGTTCCTAGTGATAATAAACAGTTAGACTTAACTGATAAACAAAAGAATTTTTTAGATGCTTTGTTTGGTGAGGCAAATGGAGACCCTAAGATTGCAGGAGAGATTGCAGGATATTCTCATTACACTGTTCCATTAAAAGCATTGAAAGATGAGATTATAGATAGAGCAGAACAAGTTTTAGCAGCCTTTGCACCTAGAGCAAGTATGCAAGTTATTAATACTATGGGTATGGAAGAGAGTACAACTCCCGGTGCTAACGTAAGACTAGAAGCAGCAAAACAAGTATTAGATAGAATAGGATTAGTAAAAAGAGAGAAGATAGATGTTAACGCAAAAGTCGCCCACGGAATCTTCATCCTCCCCCCTAAGAATAACTAGACGAAGAGTATCTAGAATTATTCCTTTTGGTTACGAGGTATCAGAAGAAAACGATAAACTTTTAATAGAGATTCCTGAACATATGGAATTATTAAAAAAAGCAAAGAAGTTTATAGAAAACCACTGTAGTTATAAAGAAACAGCAGAGTGGTTATCACATCATTCAGGTAGAACAATTACAGGGATGGGATTACGGGAAGTATTAAAGAGGGTAATAAATAAAGGGTGGTAGACGAACCTAAACCTAAGAATACTGGCAGACGTAGAATATCTGACCTAAATAAAACTTTAACAGTAAAAGAAAAGAAAGCTAAAAAATCTGCACAAGAAAAATTAGCTGATAAGAAAAAAGAATTAGTTAAGGCACAGAAAAATTATTGGGCTACTAAAAATAGTTTAAAAGAATTAGATAAAGTTTTTACAGGTGAAAAGAATCTTATTGAAGAAGATAAGATAGAAGAAGCAACACCTAATATCAAAGAGGCTATCAAAGATAAAGAAGTTATCTTTCAACCTAATGAAGGTCCTCAAACAGAATTTCTAGCAGCTAGTGAAAGAGAAGTATTCTATGGCGGAGCAAGAGGTGGTGGTAAATCTTATGCTATGCTTGTTGACCCACTTAGATACTGTGATAAACAAAAACACAGAGCATTATTAATTAGACGTACAATGCCTGAGTTGAGAGATTTAATTAATCACTCACAGCAGCTTTATTCAAAAGCATATCCCGGTGCTAAATGGAGAGAGCAAGAAAAAGAATGGAGGTTTCCTTCAGGTGCTAGAATCGAGTTTGGATATGCGGAGAACTTAACTGATGCTTTACGTTACCAAGGTCAATCTTATACTTGGATTGGAATAGATGAACTGCCGCAATATCCTACGCAAGATATCTATAATTTCTTGCGTTCTTCTCTGAGAAGTGTAGACCCAGAGATACCTGTGTTTATGAGAGCAACAGGCAATCCGGGTAACATAGGTTCACAGTGGGTTAAAGAAATGTTTGTTGACCCTTCTAAACCTAATAGTAAATTTGATATTGAGATACAAACACCTAATGGTGTAAAAAAAATATCTAGAAGATTTATTCCTGCAAAGCTACAAGATAATCCTTATCTAATGCAAACAGATGATTATTATGCTATGTTGGCCTCTTTACCAGAAGTACAAAGAAAACAATTCTTAGATGGTAACTGGGAGGCATTTGAAGATTCTTCTTTTCCAGAGTTTAATAAAGATTTACATGTTGTTAAACCTTTTGATATTCCTAGAGGTTGGATGAAATTTAGAGCAGCAGACTGGGGATATAGTTCACCTGCTTGTTGTTTATGGTTTGCAATAGACTTTGATAATAATATATTTATATACAGAGAATATTATACTAAAAAATTAACTGCAGATTTATTTGCACAAAGGGTTGTAAAATTAGAAGAAGGAGAGTATATTCGATATGGTGTACTCGATAGTTCTACTTGGGCTAGACGAGGGGATATAGGTCCTAGTATAGCAGAGACTATGATACAAGAAGGATGTAGATGGAGACCATCAGATAGAAGTCCTAAAAGTAGAATAGCAGGTAAATTAGAAATACATAAAAGATTAAGATTAAATGAAGATACAGGATTTCCTACTTTATTTATTTTTAGTAATTGTATAAACTTAATTAGAACTTTACCTATGTTACCTACAGATAAAAATAATCCTGAAGATGTAGATACACATGCAGAGGACCATGCTTATGATGCACTTAGATATGGATGCATGAGTAGACCAATACACCCAGTATCAAAACAATTTCATGATATCGGTGTAGGTCAAACTAAAGATATAATATCTGATAAAGTGTTTGGATATTGAACTGTTTAAATTTTTTACTTGCTTTATCTCTTCATATGGGATTAGATAACGAATATAATTCTGTTCATCCACATGCTAGATGCACAATAAATGATAACATACTAGGTACATATTATAATAGTGAATATAATATAAGTTCTTATATAGGAAAGTTTTTTGACTACAAAGATACCACTATTGAATATGGTTTAGTTACAGGATATTCAGGAAGTGATATAGCACCTATGATAAGATTAAAAAAAGATAATTTTTTTGTTGCACCTGCTTATGAAGTAACAGGCAACGTAGGAATAGTTATAGGTATAGAAGTAGAACTATAATGAAAAAAAATATAAAAGTAGGATATAGGAATTATAATATAAAAGTTTTAGATTCTGTCATGGCAAGAGTAAATGAATTGCATGGACAGTTTTTAACTAGTGAAGGAGTGATAGCATTATCCTCCGCAGAAGATTCTGTTTCTCATGGCAACACTTTTATTCATGAAATATTACATGCAATAATATATCAGTGGGGCATAGATTTAGATGAGAAAGAAGAAGAAAGAATTTGCAACATTCTTGCAAATGGACTGACAACTGTAATAGTGGATAACTCTTGGTTACTTCCCTATTTACAAAAACACATAGGAGAAAAAAATGGCAATAATGTATAAATATACTATGGGTGAACTTCCTGATGAAAACAATATGGGTTACGGAAACACAAAGAAAAAACAAGGCGATTCCAAAACTAATGTTGTTAAAGGTGCTGCTGCACTTCCTGCAGATTATGCAGAGGGTGGAGTAAACAAAGAGTTCCCTAAAGAAAATAAAAATATGGTAGACGGAAAAGTCTTTACCCTAGCAGACGAAAGAGATTATTAAGAGGTAATATATGCCACACGATAATAAAAGTGGCTTGTCATCTGAATCTGATGAGGTTAATTCCTTAGAAGAAAAAGATGATTCTTATAATAATTTAGGCTATCTTATTGAAGCTAGACTAAAAGAATCAGAACAAGCACGTCTTTATGACGAAAAGAGATGGTTAAGAGCGTATCGAAACTATAGAGGTATCTATGGTTCTGATATGGCTTTTCGTGATTCTGAAAAGTCTAAAGTATTTGTAAAGGTAACAAAGACAAAAGTCTTAGCTGCATACGGACAACTAATAGAAGTTTTATTTTCTCAAGGAAAATTTCCTATTAACGTAATGCCTACGTCTGACCCAACAGGTGTAGAGCAATATGCACATATTAAACCTGATAACATGAAGAATCCTCGTATGGAGGATATCTATGGTTTTGAAGGTGATGGTAGAGAAATGGAACCCGGTGCTACTGCAGATAGTATTTTAAACGGATTAGCAGAAAAATATGCTAACGCAGGTTTTGAAAAAGGTCCTGCGCCTGATTTAAAAACTATGCCGCAGATAGAACCTGCAGAAGAAGCTGCACGTAATATGCAGAAAATAATACATGACCAACTAGAAGAAACACATGCAATATCTGTCATGAGACATGTATTGTTTGAAATGTGTTTACTTGGAACAGGTGTTTTAAAAGGTCCATTTAATTA